TCGGATGCAAGATTTAGAGAATTACTCATAAAAGAAAGCGCGAAGGAAACTGCTTCTAAGCACCTCGCTAAGTTTGCAGGGCTGTACTTATTAATTCTCGTCCTCGCCTTCATTGGTAGTATTAAATTCATACCAGAATCCAATGTTGCGGTGGTTGCGGGACTCATCACATTGGTAGTGACGAATCTGAGTACGATTTTAAAGGGAATCGTGGAGAACGGACAAGGGAAAGAAGAGGAGATAAAGGGAGATAAGAAATGAATCCAATATGGGCATTATTTTTCAAGGACAGGTTTAGAACACCTTTTTCAGTTTATAGAATGAGTTTAGCAGAACTTGTAGTTTTGCTTGGGCTTGTTGCTGGTGCTGGAATCGGAGTTGCTAAAGGAATTGACTGGATCCTTGATATAGAAGGTGTCTCTTCTACTGTTGATGAATAGAAAAAATAAGGGTTTTATAAATCGAAATCCAAAATATTGGATAAAATTCAGGAAAATTAGAAAGAGTGTTCTAAGTTTTTTTAGAAAAGAGTCCAAAATAAAAAATCGCAAGTCCTAACTTAGGTTTCTACGCTATATAATACAGAGGCACACTATGAATTTTCAAGATCGACTAATAAATGTTTTACTAGAAGCAAAGTATATGGGAAATTTTAAAGATAGGGAAAACAGAAGGGCGGCTGCTTATAATAGGGCTGCTGCTGCACAGGGGCCTAGAGCAATAGCTAGGGCAAAACAGGGGCACGGACCACTTACCACTCGATGGGCTGAAACTGAGATTGCACAAGCTTATGCTAAAGGAAAGGAGAAGATTCCTAGCAGAGGGTCACAATCTAACGCTCCTCAAGCTGATGTTAAAGCAGCCAAGAAAAGAAGAGAAAAAATCCATCCTCAAATAAATCTTGGACCTAAAAGAGCAGGGAAGTACGATGCTAGTATATTTGGATTAGGAAAAAAAAGAAAGTGGGAGAAGTAAATAGTGGATTACACAGACCGTATTAAAGAACACATTCTAGAAACTAGAAAGATTAAACAATCCCCAGTAAGTAGGAAGCAAGAAATAGCTTTACAGCATATGAAATTACTTAAAATGGGTGAAAAAGATTCTGAAGAAGCTAAAGAACTTAGAAGACAATATAGAAGACTAGAAGGGGAAAAGATCGTAGAGAAAAAAGATTGGATGCAGGGAGCCGTAAAGCGTCCAGGTAGATGCACTCCAATGCCTAATCCTGATTGTCCTGTGGGAAGNCCCCAATACAATCTTGGAAAAAGATTTAAAAAAGCAGCCAGAAAGAAAAAACGCAAAGGTGGTACTGGCTGGCAAGGAAAAGTTTAGGAAATTATCATGAGAACAATATACAGACCATTTGTAAAAACCTTTTTAGTAGAAAGTACCTTCACTTCGGGAGTTACTTTAACAGATTCCACAGGGGCAGAAATAAGTTGTAATTTTGTTAACCTTGCTACTAGTGCTGGTAGTGGCGATTCTAGGAGTAATGTAATACTCTTAGAACCTTCTGGTATGGCTGGTAATGTTCCTACAGGTCCTAGCGGTATGGTCGATGGGGGGGCTTCTGCGATTGATGGCTCTGGCATGTTAGGAGACATCGCCCAACCTAATAATGGAGTTGCACAGTTGGTCTTAGGGATAGGAGATAGAGTCTCGGCTGTTAATATTACCAATATGGTAACGGAAGTGACGGATACAACAGCTAACGGAACATTTGTTCGTTGTTTCCTAACTTATGGTAATGTAAATGTCCAAAACACCCTTAAAGATGGGCAATATGGAAGAGGATCTTGACAGGTGCAGTTTTATAATCCTACTCCTCAAGGAGTGAAAACTCCTCTTAGAGGAACCAACGAGGTAAGAAGAAGAGAGTCAGATGCCTATAGAGTAGTCTATAGAAATGATGGGGATATAGCTTATACTTTTACAGCTAAAAGTGATGGGGGCTTTGGAGGCTCACTTGGTAATGATGTTACTGTGACCTGTTGGCAAATGCCTGCACTAACTAAATTCAGGTTACAATTTTGGAATAGAGATGGTACTCAAATAGGGGATACTCTTACCTCCTTCGCGGGGTTAGCGGGGGTTTTAGATAAATTAAATAATGATGCTTATTTATCAAGTAGATTTAGCGCAAGAGCAGGAGTAGTAGCTACTAATGTAGCATTAGAAGACACAGGATCAGGAATGGCGAATGGTAAACTTATGACAGGAGGTAATGGATGAAAGTTACTAAAAAATATATGTTAAGACCTTGTGCTAGGTGTAAAAACGGCTGCTGACTACAGACGAGGATCTTTTAAAGCCAAGCTCCAAGTGATACAATAAATAATCCAGGCAGCGGCTGATCCTAAAATAGCGTCAAAGAGTATAAAATCCGTTGGAGACTTCCAGAACGAAAGTACTAAGCCAACCCAAAAGCCCATACACATAGGGCAATGAAAAAGGTCTCCTAATTTTGTATTTATTTCAGAAGCCTTTTTTCTCCAGGGGGCACCTATCTTTGATACTGTAATAATATTAACAGTACCAAACACGACTAAACAAAATAATAATAAATCTAACATACTATTGGAAACTCCTTTTCATTTTTTTTAATAAATAGTTCTCTATTGCGATGCCAGGAGTCCCTTCCAGCGAGTTCTCCTCTTGAATGATGTATTATAGAGAGGGGAATTGTTTTATTGATATATCCTTTCTGATGAGCAGAATAAGTATAGTGAATATCATAGAAATCCCACTCTCCTTCTAGGTACTTTGGTTTTTCTAGCCCTACATCTTCTAATACTTTAGCCTTTGCAGCTAAAAACAAACCATCTAATACAACTACTTGTCCATTTTTTCCATAAACAGTTTTATCTAGTTGTTGTGTTTCCTTTGTAACATGAAAAACTTCTCCTCTATGGTAACCTTGACCCCATCTTGCTTGATTCCACCAAATAGAATCATTTCCCAGATAAGTAGTACCAGCAGGACCCACAAAACCAGTATCATTTTTAATGTTTTTAGTTAAAACTTCTTTTAAAGAAGGAAGTGGCAATCTTATTTGAATATCATCATGTGAGAGAATAATTATATCATCAGGATTAGGATTAGTTTTTTTAAATGCTTTAAGATATCCTCCAAAAATAGAGGATTGTCCTACTATTAGTTTTACTTCTACTGAGGAAAGGGCTAAATACTGTAAATACCTTTGCGTTATATCAGTAAGCTGCTTACTTCTTGTACAAATAAATGCATATATTTTCTGATCCGACATATAATATAATAGACTATGGAAGCACAAGAATTACTAGAAGAATTTAAAAAATGTAAGGAAGATCCGATGTACTTCCTCTGCAACTATATTAAAGTTATACACCCAATGCGGGGGCTTGTGCCTTTTGATCTATACCCATTTCAGAGAGATATTGTACATAATCTAGAGAATAATAGATTCAATATTTTAAGGAAGTTTAGGCAAGCAGGATGTACTACCATAGCGTCTGCGTATTCCTTGTGGATGGCTTTATTCAAGAAGCACCAAACTATTGTAATCCTTTCTAAGGGGGATGTAGAGGCTACCGAGGTACTGGAACGAATTAAGATTATGTATGGAGAACTTCCTGAGTTCCTAAAGCCAGGAGTAGAGGAAAGTAATAAGCATACCTTTAAACTTAAGAGTACTTCCGTCATAAAATCAAGACCCTCTGGTAAACAATCAGGTAGATCTCTGGCGGGATCTATGTTGATTATTGATGAGGCTGCTTTTATTGAGTTTGTTGATACTATTTGGGCTGCTGTTTATCCCATTATTTCTACGGGAGGTAGGGTGTTTGTTCTATCCACAGTTAATGGAGTAGGTAATTGGTATCATAACCAATATATTCAGGCTATGAACAACGAGAACTCTTTTCATGCAATTGATATTAACTGGGAAAGTCACCCAGAGTATAAAAGACAAGAAGGGTTTGATAAGTTATACGCTCAGATGGAGAAAAAAGGAGTATTTGTTGATAAGTGGGAAGAAACTACTAAAAAGAATATGCCCATGCGTCAATGGTTGCAAGAATATGAATGTGAGTTTTTAGGAACAGGATCAACCTATGTAGATGGTGAAAATCTTAAGATGCTTGTTGAAAATCAGTCCGATGATTACGATATTAAGTATAATAATAGAATGAGAGTATGGAAAGAACCAGAGCCCTACTATGATTATGTAATAGGAGTAGATGTAGCTTTAGGTAGAGATAGAGATCATTCAGCATTTCATATTATAAACAGGTACACAGGAGAACAGGTAGCTGAGTTTTATTCTAATAAAACACCTATCAATGATTTTGCTGAAATTATAGCTACAGAAGGAAATTATTATAATTTGGCTAATGTAATTGTTGAACGAAATACTATAGGGAATAACTTAATTGATTGGCTTTTTAATGTTTTAGAATATGAAAATCTTTGGATGGAGAGCAACGGAGATTTTGGAGTACAGGTCAGTAATAAAAATAGAGAAACTTTATTAGCGAGAATGGAAGAATTTATTAGAATTAATGCTGTTAAAATCAACTCTAAAAGAACGGTGGATGAATTATTAACTTTTATTATAAATAATAGCGGAAAAGCGGAGGCAGATACAGGAAAAAACGATGATTTAGTTATGAGTTTAGCTTTAACTATTCATATTCTCTTTACTTTATCTGAATCTGATCCGATAGAGGTTTCAACTGGACTAAATAAAGAGAGAGATAAACCATTAGCAGCAGCTATGTCTAGGCAAAAGGCACATGTAAAAACTTATGGTGGAGTAACTGAGGAAGATATCAAATGGCTGATGAAAAACTAAAAAATCCAGAAAGAATTGATGAATTTGGTCAGACAGATTGGGGGGGAACTCCTAATGCTTTTGGAGCATACTTTTATCCCACAGGACGCTTAGGGAAGTTTTTAGCTAGATTCTTTGCCACTAAAGCGGCTCCTTATATTGCTAGACAAGATGACAACGGGGTTGATCAGCTAGTAGAACCTGCTCCTCTTGCAGGAGATACCGTAACACAGGCAGACACTATTAAGCCTACTGGTCCTGCGGGTATGGCAGCTTTAAATTCTACTAGACCAGTAACCTTACCTGAATTAGAGCGTAATAGACAAAAAAGATATAAAGAATATGAATCTATGGATGAATATCCAGAGGTTGCGGCTGCTTTTGATATTTATTCTGATGATGCTACTCAAAGAAATACTAAAGGGGAACGCTGGACTGTCTTATCTGATCATACGGAAGTACAAAAGACTATACAAAACTTATTTAGAGATATAAAATTAAATAGATATTATTGGGATATTGTGAGGAATACTGTTAAGTATGGAGATGCTTTTTGTGAGGCTATAACAGATGTTAATCATCCTGATAGAGGAATTCAGAGATTAAAAATTCTAAATCCTCATTTTATATTGAGAGTAGAGAATGAGTATGGCTATTTAACGGACTTTTTGCAGGAAATCCCAGACAAGGGAGATTGGAGTGCTTATGGCTTACAGGGTGAAGCCATGCAGAGTGCTAAGTATGTTACTTTAGATAAGAACCAAATTATTCATTTTAGATTATTTACTTCAGACCCTTATTTTTATCCCTATGGTAAGTCTATTGCAGCCTTGGCAGTTAGAATCTTCCGTTCTCTCAAGATGATGGAAGATGCTATGATTATCTATAGATTAGCACGGGCACCCGAAAGGCGTATTTTTTATGTAGATGTAGGTAACTTACCTACAAATAAGGCTGAGATTTTTATAGAAAAATTAAAGCAAAAATTCAAAAAAGAAAAATACTACAANCAACAACAAGGATCAGTCGATGAACGATACAACCCGCTTTCTATGGATGAGGATTTCTTTGTTCCTACAAGACAAGGAGGGGGGACAAAAATTGAAACTCTTAGAGGAGCAGAAAATCTGGGAGAAGTTGACGATGTTAAGTACTTTAGAGATAAATTGCTTGCCGTTCTTAAAGTCCCCAAAGATTATATCGTAGAAAAAGATCAGTCTCCTGAGAGAAAAGCTAATCTCTCTCAATTAGATGTAAAATTTGCTAGAACTATTATTAGAGTTCAGCACAGTATAGAAATTGGATTAGAGAGTTTAGCTAAAAAACACCTTAGATTATTAGGATTCCCTGAAACCATGCTTAAGGATCTTCGTATTGAATTACCAGATCCTTCTGATATGTTTACTAAGAGAAAATTAGATATTGATGCTCAAAAAGCGGGTGTAGTTCAGCAAGTCGTTGGTTTAAACTTATTTCCTAAATCACAGATATATAAAGAATATTACCATATGTCAGATGCAGAAATAGAAACTACACTTCAAGCTATTGAAGATGAAAGCGCGGCTGTGGGAGAAGAGCAATTAGCAGCCCAACAGGATAATCTACAAAATGGTGCAGGAGGAGGGGAGCCTCCTCCCCTCCCAGAGTCTAAAGATAAAAAAATAAGTAGACTTAGAAAAATAATGCTCACAGAAAACCTAGATAGTAGTAAGGTTAGAATTCTAAAAAGAATTTATACTAATTTAAAGGAATCGACTGATGTATGATCATATATTCGAAAATAGAGATAGAAAGCTAAGTAACCTCTTAAGATTAGGAGATTATTTGGGAAGATCGTTACGAGAAAATACTGTTTTATTTTCTATTGATGATAAGAATGCAAGAGTATCCTACTTAACTGAAAGTAAAAAGATCGTCTCTGGCGACTATTCTTTTAAGGATGGCATAAAATTTGATTTTATTGTTGTAGAGGACTTTGATCTATATTCAGATGAAAATAAATTTGATAATTTAATTGATAATAAAATTTCTTTATTTGTAGAGTCCCTGTATACAGACAACTTCCCTAATGCACAGAGTTCTTTTTCTGATATTTTAGAAAGTTGGGAAAGTAGATTTAAATTTGATACTACTAGAAGAAAACTTCAAGAGAAAAGTATTAAGTTTAATGATTCAAATGATATTCTTTCTACACCTGAATTTCATAATTTCGTTCAATTAGCTCCTGATATCGCAGAATTCTTACAAGAGAATTCAGATTCTATTTTAGAGATTCCTGAAATAGTAAATGGTATTAAATTATCTAATACGGTAGCTAAAGCTTTTAATATCAAAAGACTTAATTATATTACTTTAGAGGAGTCAGGCACCTTCAGAGTATCAGATACAAATAATAAATCAATATACGAAATGATTTGTAGACAAGAGCTTGTTAAAAAGGAATTATTAGAGTCTAAAAGTGATTTTAATGCTTCTTGGGCTACAAGCAAGAAAGTAAAGGCTTTAGCTGGTCTTCTCTATGAAGAAAATCATAATAAAATTCAGGAAAGTTTAGGAGAAGCCATAGAAGAAGTTCCTTACTTAGCTTTTGTAAGTAAAAAAAGCTTAGGAGAGGCTATTGAAAGCTCTTTAATGATTTCGGAGAGTGTTGAAATCCCTGAGGTACATATTAAAAAATATGTTTCTACTCTTTTTGAGATGAAAAAGCCTGTAAAAGAAGAACTTCTTTCAATTTTAAATGAAAAATACGGTATTAATGTTCAAAATCTTAAAGAAGTTCCTTCTTTTAAGAGTCTTATTAATACTCAGGTAGTCGTTTTAGAAACCCTTGCAAGAGTTTCTCCTAAAAAATCTATACAAAAGAAAGTTATTAGAGAATTTGTTGAGATCCTTAAAGGGAAATCAGGAGTTCAAAGTCTTGATGTTAATGATTGTTTAAAACTTATCTTTGAATCAGCTAATATTTCTTCTTTATTTGAAGATGAAGAGTTAATCAACCAATGGTCTGATGATTCTTACTCTGCTGATGTAGAAGATAGCTTAGAAACTTTAACTCATATAGAATACGAAGATTCTGAGGATTCTATAGAGGAAGAAGAGGGGGAGCAAGAAGCTGAAGAAGGGGAGGAAACTCCACAAGAGCCTGATCCTATGGAAGAGGATCCTGAAGAAGAAGAAGA